CTATTTACTATAGGCTTTGATTGGATAATGATCTGAAAAATCATTGTAAACGTAGTAATATGGGAACGCATATACATCCCATGGCTTAGGTTTTTCAGTCACAACTTCATTGACTAATTGTTTTGGTTGTTTATGATCTTTATCTGTAAATATATAGTCTAAATGTTCTGGTTTACCATTAGGGTAATTATATTTCGCAATTGAATTTGATTGAGGGTCCCATGTGCTATTATGACCTGCATATAGAACATCATTTACATTCAAGTTTTTAAGCATATCTTTGAACTCTGGAGTGCCTTTATTAACATTAAGGTCACCACCTATATATACCGTTTCATCTTTAGGGATATTTTTCTTTTTAACAAAGTCACTGATTTCTTTCATTTGTTCAGCTCTAATTTTTCGATCATGTCCAGCACCACAACGTGAATCTTCAGATTGTGTATGTGTACCGATAACGTGAACGTTCTTACCATTTTTCTCTATTTTTTGTATAAACAAAGCCTTTGTTGCTATCATTATCGAATCCACAACCGCTTTTGAAAACATGCTGGATTTTTTCTTTAATAGGATATTTACTTACAATCGCTACGCCACCATCTTCAGCAACAGTTGATGAGTAGCTACCTTCAGTTTTGTCCCAACCTGATTGAGAACGACCGAGTACAGGTGTTTGGTAAGGATATTCTTTTTTCACATTACTTAATAATTTGTCTGATGCACCATTATCAAATGCTTCATTGAATATTACGACATCATTATTTTTAATATAAGAAGATTGTCCGATTAAATCAGCGCGTTTATATTGCCCCCAGTTTGGATACATAGAAACCTTGTAACAACAGTATTTATTGGGTTTGGAGTCCCTAATGGGTCCCTAAATTACATACTTTCTAAAATTTTAGTTGTTTTTTTGTCCTCTTCATTAAATTTTTTCTTCTAACAAATGAGAATACACGGATGTAGTTATTGCTATATTTTTTATGACCTAATCTTTTAGAAATGTAATGTATAGATACACCTTTTGCTAGTAAATAAGAACAATGAGTGTGTCTTAATGCGTGCGATGTAATAATTGGTATATTATTGACTCTACAGGCTGATTTCAAAGCATTATTGATAGCCTGAAGGTTAATTATAGATCCGGCTTCTTTGAAAATGTAACCATCATAGCTAATTGCAAATGTACTTATGACGTCCATAATGTGTTTCATATCAGATTTAGCGATACTGATATATCTAGGGGAAGTATCGGTTTTTCGCTCGTCAATAAATATAGTGTTTTTCACTTGGTTGATATGCTCAATCTTTATATTTCTTGCACCACTGACACGACAACCCGTACAAATCATTATGAATAGCGCTAATGATGAACGAGTTCTCTTCTTTCTGACGTGATCTTTTAGTATTTCATATTCAGTTACCGAGATGAATTTTTCTTGTTCTGACTTCGTAGGTTTTCCGGCTTTATAATTAACTTTATAAGCGGGGTTTTTAAAAATAAGTCCATCATATAATGCGTCATCTAAAGCTGACCGAATAGCACCGTTTGTTTTTTCTTATAGTTTCTTTTGCGTGTTCTTTTTGAATAGTCGTTTATGAATTTCTGATAAACTTGTCTATTTATCTTTGATAACTCCATTTTACCTATTTTATGTTTTTGTATATGTTGTAATGCATTTCTATAATGACGGTAGGTATTTTCTTTAACAACAGGTTGTTTATATGTTTTAATCCAATTTTCGAAGTATTCTTCAAGAGTTATATAGTTATCTATATTAAAACCACTTCTTAACTCATTTAACTTGTCTAGTCCAGCAGAATTAGCTTCACGCTTTGTTCTAAAACCTTTCTTACGGTATCTTTTTCCTTCATGCTTAAATTCATATTGCCATTTTTTACCATCGTAACAACGTGTTTTCATGCGTTCCCTCCTCAAAATTGGCAAAAAAATAATAAGGGTAGGCGGGCTACCCATGAAAATTGTATAAAAAAAAGACGCCTGTATAAAATACAGACGCCACTTATAGTTATAAGATTACATGGTTAATTACCAAAAATGGTAACGAATATATACGTGTTTTAAAGGATAAACCTTTAATATATTAAAATTATATCATCTTATATCAGGAATCTGCAATATATTATTATTAATTCTATTTATCAGTAACATAATATCCGAAGAATCTATTACTGGATTTTTAATTTTTTGGGGTAAAACTTTTTCTTATGCGAAACTTACTAATCGGCTGGAAAGAATTTATGCAAGCGTAACTATTACCTTTTAATTTTTTTTACCTTATCAATTGCTGATACTATGTTATTAATGTTTCTGTCAATTTTTATTTAATTTATTTTCAATTTCTAAACTATCAGATATAAATTCACTAAAATAATCTTTAGTGATGAATTCTGTGTTGTTTTTTTGGTATTTTTTATCGAAAACTTCTTTTAATATAGCTGAATTATTTTGCGCGCTAATTAAATTTAAAAACAATCTTAAATAATACTCCCATTTCAAATCAAAATTCATCTTTAAATACTTTTTGTTTTCTTTAGAAGATAAGGGAATAACATTTACTATATCTTCCGTATTAGAATCATTTTTTATTCATCACTATTGCAAAGTGTGAATTAGAAAATTCTTTATTAACGTTTATACCGAAATCTACAAAAACTATTTCTCCTTGTTTAAACTTTGGATAAAAACCTTTATGGTTTTTTTCACCTTCAAATCTCTTGAGTAAATAGTGAATATCTGAATCTAATTTTTTAAATTTTGGATTTCCAGAAGTTTTTAATTTATTAATGCGTTTTTCTATATTATGCGTCATCATTTCTCCTTTATTCTCGCTCACACTCTCACCACCATTCAACGTCTACACTTGTAGGCGTTTTTTTGATTAGTAAAATCATAATGAATCTTCTTTGGTTAACTTATCGCCATCTATTTTTTGTGAAATAAATTCCAAGTATTTACGCGCATTATGTGACGATAAATCTTTAGGTAACTCATAAGTGAATGGTTGATTACCACTAGTTAAAACTTCATATACTATAGTTTCTTTTTTTATTTTGCAATTAGTTATTTTCATTATAAACTTCCTTTCAAACACTGCTGAAATAGACGTCTTTTTCAAATAAGCATAATTAATACTTCAATTCTTTAATCCACATATATTTAAAAGTGAGGTAGTAGGTAATAAATATAAGACTTAAAGTTAAGATTGCTTTTTTCATGTCAATTTTCTCCTTTGTTTATATTTATATTAAAGCGCCACATAGGCGCTATTAATCACATTTTAGTTCTATCGGTAATTTTAGACTCCATAACTCTTTGACGTGACTCTTTAGCTTCTCGAATCATATCTTTAAATTCTTGACTGTCTATAAAAGCTTTGGCTTCTTCTATTTGTTCTTGAGTAAGCTCTTTACCACCAGTATTGATGTGTAAGTGTTCAATTTCTTTATAAGTACTCATTTTTTAGACTCCTGTTCTTCAAGTTCACTTTTAGTTATAGGTAAACCATTATTCAACCTATAAGTCAGTTCTTCTTCTGTATAAAAGGGGATTTCAACCATTTCCCACTCTTCAATGTTAATGTCAACTTCTTTTTAAATTCATTTTACTACCTCCTATAAAATAACTTTTCCAACTAACCTCACACTTTCATTATCATAAAAATGTAAATCTTTATACTTTTTATTTAAAGAAACCAACGTTAATCTGTTATCTTCTACATAAACCTTCTTTACGTAAGCATCTCCATTTATAATAAAGACGCCTATTTGTCCATCTTTGATAGTGTGAGATTTTTCAATGAATATAATTTGTCCATTTTTAAATAACGGCTCCATTGAGTCTCCATTTACTTTTTAAAGCTATATCATGTGCGGGGACATAACCTCTTACGAATTCTTTTGAAATAGGCTCGTTATATAATCTTTCACCAATACCAGCAGACGCACAACCATATATATCCACTTCGGATTTTTTCTTGAATGTAAGAATTGAAATCTACCAGATTATCACTGTCATTATTTTGCTCTTCTAATTGATTAGTCGCATATTTTAGTACATTGCTTTGTCTTGGAGGCGTGAGTTGAGATGACACGTTATGAATTTCTTCAATAATTTTCGAATCATCCATATCATGTATTAAATCTAAGGGTTTAACTCCAAAAACATTAGCTATTTCAGGTAATTTATCTAGTTTTGGACTTCTAATTCCCTTTCTCCATCTTGTGACTGTTGTTCTATTTACATCTACTAATTCTGCTAATTCACTATCACTCATATCTCTTTTGTTCATCAGACGTTCTAGATTCGAAGAAAATGAACTCATATTTTTATCTCCTTTAAACATATTATCTAACTAATAACTTCATTATATGTCTACGGTTCCAAAAAATGCAAACAAAAACATAAAAATATGTGTAGAGGCAAAAAAATATGTAAAAAGCACTTGCAATTTTGGAACATCAGGTGTAGTATTGTTTTCAGGAGGTGTTCCAAAAATGCACAAAGATTTATATAGCTTTAGAAAAGCGGCGAAAAAGAACCAAGACTTTATGGGGAGTTTGATTGGTGTTTCGGGTCAACAATACGGAAAAAGAGAACGCGGAGAGATTCCTATTAATTTAGATGAAGCGATGATTTTTTCTAAGGCTCTCGAAACACCTATACAAGAACTATTTCCAGAATATTTTTATTGAGTGAGTTCCAAAAATGCACAAAAACGAAATAACATCTTAAAAGGAGGACACTATGGAACAAATCACGTTAACCAAAGAAGAGTGTGTCGAACAATGCATCAATAAAGACTTAAAACTTTTAGATTATCGAGTTCAACAAATTTTAGAAGGTGTTCTATCAGAAAGTACCACATACGGTGATGCAAGAAATAAATTAGAAACATTGAAAATTATTGCTGAATCTCATTTTAAAACCGAACATGCTTCAGTTATTTACAAATTAGCATTGAAAAAGTTAGACGAAAAAATCAACGCCACTCCAATTAAAGAGTGACGGAAAGGGAGGATTTTAAATGTTTAAGGTTTTAAATGATATAAAAACTTCTTTAAAAAACCATCCTTGGGGTTGGAAAGAGCACTTACCTTATTTGCTGATGTTAACTCTGTCACTTGTGGCTCTGATTCTCGGTGTTCTGTCCGCGATTCTATGATAACAGGCTTTATATAGATTCCTTTGTTGGTAGTGACTTTGATAGTCACATCCCATTCCCATATCACTGGATATTCTTCGAGCAAAAAAAGTACATTCTACACTTTCATAAGGTCCTAAAGTAAATGGAATGGAGTAGTTTTTTATCTTTATATCGTATAGGTTTGAACGTTTTTTTTGTTCATTTACTTTATTTTTAATATCAAATTCAACGTCAATAACAGAAATGGGAAACTTTGTGAAATTAATAAATGTTATATCGTTGTAACTTGATTTGTCATCGACCAAGTAATTAAAGCTTCTGGTAGGTATAACATCGATGTTAAGAGAATCTTTCATATAGTCTAAATAATATTTAAGTGCAGTCAGTAAGAAACTAAAAAATTGCGATACAAATCGCGATTATGTCCATACTTATCACCTCCTTAGGTTGATAACAACATTATACACGAAAGGAGCATAAACAATATGCAAGCATTAAAAACAAAATCGAACATCGGCGAAATGTTCAACATACAAGAAAAAGAAAATGGAGAAATCGCAATCAGCGGTCGAGAACTTCATCAAGCATTAGAAGTTTCAACTAGGTACGATAAGTGGTTCGAAAGAATGACGGAATATGGTTTTGAAAACGGGATAGATTTTATTTCGCAAGTTGAAAAAGTACACGGTCAAAAAAGGGCGCGTACTTATGAACAAGTTAATCATATTCTCACTCTCGACACTGCAAAAGAGATTGCAATGATTCAACGTAGTGAACCTGGCAAACGTGCAAGACAATACTTCATCCAAGTAGAGAAAGCATGGAATAGCCCAGAAATGATTATGCAACGTGCTTTAAAAAATTGCTAACAACACAATCAATCAATTAGAAACAAAGATTGAACGTGATAAACCAAAAATTGTATTTGCAGATGCAGTAGCTACTACTAAGACATCAATTTTAGTTGGAGAGTTAGCAAAGATTATCAAACAAAACGGTGTAAACATCGGGCAACGCAGATTGTTTGAGTGGTTACGTCAAAACGGATTCCTTATTAAACGCAAGGGTGTGGATTATAACATGCCTACACAGTATTCAATGGAACGTGAGTTATTCGAAATTAAAGAAACATCAATCACACATTCAGACGGTCACACATCAATTAGTAAGACGCCAAAAGTAACAGGCAAAGGACAACAATACTTTGTTAATAAGTTTTTAGGAGAAAAACAAACATCTTAATAGGAGGAACGAACAATGCAAGCTCAAAACAAAAAAAGTCATCTATTACTACTATGACGAAGAAGGTAATAGACGACCCGTTAATATTCAATACAACGATGGCTACGACTTAATGATAGACCCGCGTTTTATTGAAATGACGCTTGAAAGACATCCGCATTTAAAAAATAACTTTTATGGATTAATAGATGGAAAAGAATTTAAGTTAGATTAAATTTTTGGAAATGCAAAGGAGGCATAACAAATGTTACAAAAAATTTAGAATCGCGAAAGAAAAAAATAAATTAAAACTCAAATTACTAAAGCATGCTAGTTACTGTTTAGAAAGAAGTAACAACCCTGAATTGTTGCGAGCAGTTGCAGAGTTGTTAAAGAAGGTTAACTAAATTAGGCCTTATTATTACTTTTTAGAATGTGAACAATAGGTCGATAAAAAACTTAATAAACAAACTATAGCAACTATCAATGAATTTTGAATATGTAAATCGTTCTCGTTTATATAGTTTGTTACAAAGATTTGAATGTCAGCACCTGCTGCAATGCCATTAGACCATCTTATTAACTTTTTGAAAGGATGTGGAAAATCATTTTCGATACGTTTGACAAATTCATCGTGTCTCTTGTAGGTACTTTGCTCATTTATTGGATAGGTCGAATTGATGGCTTCAGCCAAAGTAGAGATAGCAGTTGGATTGATATAAAAATCTCTAATGGTCTGTTGTGCTTGAAGTACAATCTCATCATCAAACCTATAGAGTTCCTTAAAAGATTTTATCGTTTCTTCAGAAAATAAATTTCTTTGAAATGTTAGAGATGAAAAAGAATTACGCAAATTAAAATTCATTTCAATTAAGTTGTTTAGATGAAAGTCTACTTTGAAGTCAGAAAATAAATTTATGTTGTTTCTATTAATTATATCTAATTGGTACTTAGGTTTTAAAGATTGTTTAATTGCCATACTTTTAGAAATTTCAACATTACTAATTACGTTATTAATAGAAAAACGAACATTTTTTTAAAGGATCAATATACACCAATATCACCTCCTTTCACTAGGAGATAACAACATTATACACGAAAGGAAAGATAGAAATGCCACATATTTTAAACGTAACAGTTCCAATACCTGAAACACATGTACTTATCACAAAAGATGAATATGATGAGCTAATTGGTTATTCATTAGACCCTGTATGGAACATGAGTGACTTAAAGAAGAAATTAAAAAATTGCATCTGATGAGACTATCAAGGACAGATTACTATTTCATCCTAGATTTGAAAAAAGAACTAAGAAGCGCAAGGAATTGTGCATTACCCTGATGAGAATTTTAATCGCTGGAGATTTAACGCAAGAAAGATGAATAAATTCGTCGATGAGCATTTCAATGAAATATATAAGGAGAGAATAAAATGAGCAACATTTATAAAAGCTACCTAGTAGCAGTACTGTGCTTTACAGTCTTAGCAATTGTACTTATGCCGTTTCTATACTTCACTACTGCATGGTCGATTGCGGGATTCGCAAGTATCGCAACATTCATATTTTATAAGGAATACTTTTATGAAGAATAAAAAAACTGTTACTCACGGCAATGAGTAACAGTCTAAAACAATTAGAAAAATTAATGCATATTCAATATAAAACGAAATAAAGGAAGTGTCAACAATGTACTACAAAATTGGCGATGTATGTCAAAAAGTAATTAATGTAGACGGATTCGATTTTAAATTAGCAGTTAAGAAACAAGATTACAGCATTCTAGTGAATGTCTTAGATTTAGAAGATAGATTTATCGACGGTATAAATATAACAGATGAGAATGATCTATACACAGCATTAGACATATTAAATCAATCTATTTATGAATGGATTGAAGAGAACACAGACGAAAGAGACAGGCTAATTAACTTAGTCATGAGATGGTAGGTATAAGCATGAGAGATACAGAAAGAAATATATTGAATATTTTTAAGACGTTATTCGACGAATATACTTTGTCAAACCAACGAGCATTATTGGAAATTGAACGTAATCATCACGGATACTTATCGATTAATTTCTTGCACTATCACGACAGTTACAAAACGAACAATAAGCTTGTACAGATACATGAAATCAATCCGGACAGCCACGAACGAATAAAAAATTTAATTATCGAGGTGTTAAGAGGTCACCGAAAGATTAAAAAAGGAGCATGAGGAAAGATATGAAAATAAATAAGTTAACTATATCGAACTTTGCTGGAATCAAAGAAGAAAAATTTAACTTTGACGGTAAAGATGCAAAAATATACGGCAATAATGCGACTGGCAAGACTACAACAGCAACCGCATTACAATGGCTGCTTTTCGATAAAGGTTTGGACGGATCAACCAAATCATTTAACCTTGTACCTTTAAACGAAAAAAACGAAGAAAATTATGAGTTAATTCCGACTGTTTTCGCAGAATTTGAAATCGACGGAAAATTTACGACTTTTAAAAAAAGAGTCACATCCTAAATACACAATAAATCAAAAAAACGAATCGCAAGGAATACTCACGAAGTCGAACGAAGAAACAATATATCAATGATGAATCAATAAAAGTAAAGGATTATAAAGCTCGTATTGATGAACTGATTGATGAAGATGTATTCAAGTTAATTACGAACCCTCAAGCATTTAACTTACTAGATTGGAAGAAGCGAAGAAGTTTGTTGTTTGAAATTGCTAAACCAATCAATGATGAGGATGTCATTAAAACAAATGATGATTTTAAAGAATTAAATAATATTCTTGGAGATCATGAAATTGAAACAAAGAAAAAGATTCTTACGGACAAGATAAAACAGATTAACAAAGATATCAAAGATATTCCGATACGTATTAACCAAACACAACAAAATAAGCAGGATGTACCGGAATTCGATAATGATAGATACGCAATTATCAAACAAGAAATTGAGCAACTTGAAAATGAGCGTATAGATATTCAAAACGGTGCAGAAGAAATTAATTTGCGTAACCAATTAGCTGATAAACAATCAGAATTGAAGCGCATAGAAGACAATAACAGCGCAAGTAATGAGAACAAAATCCATACTTTAACAAATGAGTTACACGTTGAAAATGGAACGGTTGCGAACCTTAAAACAAGATTAAAGCAAAACAAACAACAAATCGCACATGAAGAAAATAGACGTAATCAATTATTAGAAAATCATAAAGGATTAAAAAAGTGATTTAGAAAAAGCTGAAAATCAAAAAATTTGAATATCTTGATGACAATGTATGTAGTTGTTGTGGTCAACAGTTACTAGCTGAACAAGTGAATGAGGCAAGAGAAAAAGCATTGCAGAAATTCAATGCTAGCAAATCGAAAGAATTAGAAACAATACAAGTATCTATCAATCACATTATTTCAGAAGGCAAGAAAATAAAGCCAATCATCGAGAAGTTAGTGGATGACAATAATAATCTTCAAATTAAAAATCAACGAAGCAGAAGAGTGTTCAGAGAGAATACAAAACAAAATTAATAAGTTGAAAACGACTCATGTTGACGTTAGACAAACTGACGAATACAAAGCAGTAATGTTAGAGATAAATGAGATTAATCAAAAAACGCTCAAACATCAGGAAAACCATTCAAGATAAAGTTTCAGGAATAGATGACAAAATAAGCGAACTTACTCAAGAAAAATCAGAAATTGAAGTGTCAAGATCAATCGAAAAAATCAAATAAACATCTAGATGATGTTATTTCTGAATTAAGAAATGAAGAAGACAGATTATTGGATGAAAAAAGAAAAGTATTCACATGACCTTTATATCTTAAAAGAATTTACAACAACAAAAGTCAAAATGCTTACTGAAAATATCAATAACGAATTTGATATTGCTGAATTTAAGTTATTCAATACCTTAGTTAACGGCGAATTAGAAGAAACGTGTTCCACAACGGTTAACGGCGTCGAATACGACAGCGGTTTAAATAACGCCTCAAGAATTAATGTTGGCTTAGATATCATCAATACACTGTCAAAACATTTTTAAAGTTACAGCACCAATATTTATTGATAATGCTGAATCAGTAACAGAGCTTATCAAAACAGAATCACAACAAATTCAATTGATAGTAAATGAACAAGATAAAAAAATTAAGAATGGAGACTATATAAAATGACTGAAAATAATAAATTACAAACTATTGAACAACAATTAGTACAAGAAAAAGAACGTATCTGACAACGTATTAAACAAAGTGAGAGTTTTAGAGTCACAAGGCAATTTGGAATTGCCAAATGATTATTCACCAAGTAATGCCATGAAACAAGCATGGTTACAAATTAGCCAAGATAACAAATTAATGAGTTGTAACGATACAAGCAAAGCAAATGCCTTATTAGACATGGTAACGCAAGGTTTAAATCCAGCTAAAAATCAATGCTACTTTATTCCTTACGGCAACAAAATGCAGTTACAACGTAGCTATCACGGTAATGTAATGATGTTAAAACGTGATGCAGGTGCTCAAGATGTTGTTGCTCAAGTGATTTATAAAGGCGATACATTCAAGCAAGAAATGGGAGAAACAGGACGTATCAAAGCGATTAAACACGAACAAGACTTCTTTAACATCGACAAAGAAAAACATTATCGGTGCGTACTGCACAATCGTATTTAATGATGGACGAGATAACTATATTGAAGTCATGACTATTGAACAAATTAAACAAGCGTGGATGCAGTCATCAATGATTAAAGATGAAAAAAGCATTACAAAATTCTAAAACACATAATAATTTCAAAGAAGAAATGGCTAAAAAAAACAGTTATCAATAGAGCTGCTAAACGTTATATCAACACATCAACAGATAGCAATCTTTTCAAATACGCACAAGAATCCGAACAACGTCAACGCAAAGAAGTATTGGATGCAGAAGTTGAAGAAAATGCAAATCAAGAACAATTGGATTTTGAACCACCAGTTTTTGAAGAAGCACAATACACAGAATTAGAAAATGAAAAACCTATTGATGTATCTGACTTTGAAGAAATAAAAAGAACCTGCAACAGAAAAAAGAAAGCGAAGAAGAGCCATTTTAATTGAAACAATAGCAACTGGTTCAAGTGGTAACTGCTACGTCTTAAATGATGGACGTACTACGTTACTGCTTGAGGCAGGAATAAAATTTGAACGTGTTCAAAAGCATTTCAAATATAAAACAAGACATATAGCAGGGTGTCTTATCACACACGAACATGGTGATCATGCAAAGTACACAAAGCAGTTTGTCGACAATGGTGTAATCAGCTATATGACTGCTGGAACACAACAAGCTATGAATTTTGAAAGTCATCGCTTATGCACGATTAAGGCAAAGCAAGAGCTGCGAATAGGCACATGGTCAATTCTACCGTTTGACATCGAACATGATGCTAACGAGCCTGTGGCTTTCTTATTACAAAGCACACTAGGTTATAAGGTTCTGTATGTTACTGATACAAAGTATTTGAAATACAAATTTAACGGCATTACGCACATGATGTTAGAAGTTAATTATATCTATGAACAAATGCAAGAAAACATAAAAAACGGCAGTGTGCACAGCACATTAGCAAACAGAATTATGGAGTCTCATTTTAGCTTAGAACATGCTATCGGAATGTTAAAAGCAAATGATTTAACTAGACTCGAAGAAATACATTTAATTCATTTAAGTAGTCAAAATTCAAATGCAAAATACATTAAAAGTGAAATACAAAAAGTGACGGGCGCGCCCGTTTATGTTGGAGGTTTATAAATGCTAAACAGAACAATATTAGTTGGTCGTTTAACTAGAGACCCAGAATTAAGAACCACTCAAAGTGGTGTAAATGTAGCATCATTCACATTAGCAGTTAACCGCACATTTACGAATGCACAAGGAGAGCGCGAGGCAGACTTTATTAATATCATCGTATTTAAAAAACAAGCAGAGAACGTTAATAAATACCTATCTAAAGGATCGTTGGCGGGCGTAGATGGTAGGTTACAAACGCGGAACTATGAAAATAAGGAAGGTCAACGTGTATACGTTACGGAAGTTATTGCTGATAGTATTCAATTTTTAGAACCGAAAAACTCAAATGACACTCAACAAGATTTATATCAACAACAAGTACAACAAACACGTGGACAATCGCAATATTCAAATAACAAACCAGTAAAAGATAATCCGTTTGCGAATGCAAATGGTCCGATTGAACTAAATGATGATGATTTACCATTCTGATTTAACCGGTTTGAAAGTGAGGTGTGTATATGACTGGTTGGATAAGTATTGATCGCTCAATTCAAAATCATTGGCTATTTAAAGAAAAGAGAACATTTTCAAAGTTTGAAGCATGGATATATTTACTCATGGAAGCGAATCATTCAAAGGCAAAAAGTGCCTATAGGAAACCAAATTGTAACCGTTGAAAGAGGACAAAGATTAACATCTATTTTGACCTTGTCTGACCTTTTTAACTGGTCACGATTTAAAGTGAAAACCTTCCTTGACTTACTCGAGAGTGATGGAATGTTAGAAGTCAAAACAACATCAAAATATACCCTTATAACCATTGTCAATTATGACTTTTATCAAAGTGAGCAGGGCAGGAACCAACATCAAAACGACATCAAACCAACATCAAAACAACATCAGTCAAACATCAACCCAACATCAAAACAACATCAAACCAACACAAACAATAATGATAATAAAGATAATAATGAAAAGAATGTGAATAATGAGAAGAAGAAGATAACCGCCTTCGACTTCTTCCAAGATAACGGATTCGGTTTCATAACTCCTTACAATTTAGACGATTTAAATTACTATCTTGATTCATTTGAAAATGATTCAGATGAAATAGTTACCGCATCACTTAAAATCGCTAAAGACAGAAACAAAGTTACTTGGGGATATGCTAAAAGCATTTTGAATACATGGCTTAATGCAAACTTGAAATCTATTGAACAAGTACGTGCATTTGAAAAGCAACAACTTGAAAGCAAAAAAACAAAAATTATAAACCTTTCGTTAAACAATCAAAAGAAAAAAACACCCAAATGGCTCACAGACAGCACGAGAGAAACGAAAACGCCGGAAGTAGATGAAAACCTTGAGAAAGACAGAGAAGCTTTTATTAAGCGTCTAAATAGCAAATGGGAGTGATTGAAAATGGATGCATTTGATAAATACTATCTATTTGATCATGACGGCAACAAAATGTTTTCAGTTACACCACATTTTAAAGATGGACGGCATTTAGTTGTTGGATTAAAACACACAAAATTCAATGGTCGACGTTGGTACTTAGATGATTATGAATTAAAAAACACTTATTGATAATGAACAAATGGAGTTAGGACACCAAACAAGCTTATTTGAATATATATGAGGGATTACATGGAGATAGAAATTAAATTTAACGAAACTTTCGAGGCACCTATGGGCTCGCCTCGACCGCGTTTTAGCACAAAAGGTAGATATGCACACACATATATGCCTACAAAATATACAGAACATAAAAAATATTTACAAAATCAAATGCCAAAGCTAAATCTAGAAAATGCATTAAAAATTGAATTAGAGTTTTACTTTACTCCACCTAAATCATGGTCGAAGAAAAAGAAAACTCAAGCGATTGGACAATTAAAAGTAACTAAACCAGATATTGATAATTTGATGAAGACAGTTCTAGACGCTTGTAACAATTATTTGTGGAAAGATGACAATCAAATTGCAGAAATAACTAGCTCAAAGCGTTATGGAATTGACCCCAAAATAATCATACGAATAGAAGAAATATAAGAGGTGGATAAAATGGCGAGAAAAGCAAGAATTGTAACAATAAACGATAAACCTTATAGGTTCAGTAAATTTGAAATGGAATTAATAGAAAGTCACGGTATAACCGCTGGAATGGTTTCTAAGAGAGTAAAAGACGGTTGGGAACTACATGAAGCAATGGACGCACCAGAAGGTACGCGTTTAAGCGAGTACAGAGAAAAGAAAACAATAGAAAGACTGGAACAAGCTAGACTCGAACGCAAATTGGAAAGAAAGCGAAAGAGAGAGGCTGAGCTAAGAAGAAAGAAGCCACACTTGTTTAATGTACCTCAGAAACATCCAAGAGGACGTTATGCGTGCTACCTGATGGAAAAACGACATATTCGTGAAAGTTAAGAAGTAGATCATGACAGATAACGTGTGTAAAGAATACTTAAACAAATTTTTCGGCTCTAAGAGATATCTGTATCAGGATAACGAGCGAGTGGCACATATCCATGTAGTGAATGACATTTATTATTTTCATGGGCATATCGTGCCAGGTTGGCAAGGTGTGAAAAAGACATTTGATACTGCTGAAGAGCTCGAAATATATATAAAGCAACATGGTTTGGAATACGAGGAACAGAAGCAACTAACTTTATTTTAGAGGAGATGGAAATGATGAATAACCGTGAACAAATAGAACAATCCGTTATAAGTGCTAGTGCGTATAACGGCAATGACACAGAGGGATTGCTAAAAGAGATTGAGGACGTGTATAAGAAAGCACAAGCGTTTGATGAAATACTTGAGGGAATGACAAATGCTATTCAACATTCAGTTAAAGAAGGTATTGAACTTGATGAAGCAGTAGGGATTATGACGGGGCAAGTTGTCTATAAATATGAGGAGGAACAGGAAAATGACTAACACATTACAAGTAAAACTATTATCAGAAAATGCTAGAATGCCCGAACGAAATCATAAGACGGATGCAGGTTATGACATATTTTCAGCTGAAACTGTCGTACTCGAGCCACAAGAAAAGGCAGTGATTAAAACAGATGTAGCTGTAAGCATTCCAGAGGGCTATGTCGGGCTATTAACTAGCCGTAGTGGTGTAAGCAGTAAAACGCATTTAGTGATTGAAACAGGCAAGATAGACGCGGGATATCATGGTAATTTAGGGATTAATATCAAGAATGATAATGAAACGTTAGAGAGTGAGGATATGAGTAACTTTGGTCGGAGTCCTGCTGGGATAGATGGAAAGTATGCCCGACTACCTGTAACAGATAAAATTTTATGTATGAATGGTAGTTATGTCATAAACAAAGGCGACAAACTAGCTCAATTGGTTATTGTGCCTATATGGACACCGGAACTAAAGCAAGTGGAGGAATTCGAGAGTGTTTCAGAACGTGGAGCAAAAGGCTTCGGAAGTAGCGGAGTTTAAAGACATCTTAGATCGAGTCAAGGAGGTTTTGGGGAAGTGACACAATACTTAGTCACAACATTCAAAGATTCAACAGGACGTAAACATACGCACATAACTCGAGCTAAGAGCAATCAAAGGTTTACAGTTGTTGAGGCAGAGAGTAAAGAAGAAGCTGAGCGCAAATACGAGGCACAAGTTAAGATAAGGAGAGATGGAGATGCCAAAGAAAACGGTAACGATTGATGTAGATGAAAACTTATTAGTAGTAGCTAGTAATGAAATATCAGAACTATTATATGAATATGACAGTGAGTTAATGTCAGCTGATGAAGATGGCGATAATAGAGATATCGAAGAAAAAAGAGACGCATTAAAACAAGCTATACAAATTATCGATAAATTAACATGGGGTGTTTAGTGGTGGTTAAAGAAATTTTGAGACTATTATTCTTACTAGCGATGTATGAGTTAGGTAAGTATGTAACTGAGCAAGTATATATTATGATGACGGCTAATGATGATGTAGAGGCGCCGAGTGATTACGTCTTTCGAGCGGAGGTAAGTGAGTGATGTGGATTACTATGACTATTGTATTTGCTATATTGCTATTAGTTTGTATCAGTATTAATAGTGATCGTGCAAGGGAGATACAAGCGCTCAGATATATGAATGATTATCTACTTGATGAAGTAGTTAAAACTAAAGGATACAACGGGTTAAAAGAATACAGGATTGAATTAAAGCGAATGAATAACGATATTAAAAAAGTAATTTATATTATCGGAGGTATTGCATTGAATGATAAAGATTGAGAAACACGATATCAAAAAGCTTGAAGAATACATTCAGCACATCGATAACTATCGAAGAGAGTTGAAGATGCGAGAATATGAATTACTTGAAAGTCATGAACCAGATAATGCGGGAGCTGGCAAAAGTAATTTGCCGGGTAATCCGATTGAACGATGTGCAATAAAGAAGTTTAGTGATAACAGGTACAATACATTAAGAAATATAGTTAACGGTGTAGATAGATTGATAGATGAAAGTGATGAGGATACGCTTGAGTTATTAAGGTTTAGATATTGGGATTGTCCTATTGGTTGTTATGAATGGGAAGATATAGCACATTACTTTGGTACAAGTAAGACAAGTATATTACGTAGAAGGAATGCACTGATCGATAAGTTAGCAAAGTATATTGGTTATGTGTAGCGGACTTTTACCCTATGTAAGTCCGCATTAAAACAGTTTATTATGTTAGTATCAGATTAATATTTAAAGTTATTAAATGCTAATACGACGCATGAACAAGAGGCGCATTACTATGTGATGTGTCTTTTTTATTTATGAGGTATGAACATGTTCAAACTAATTGTAAATACATTACTACACATCAAGTATAGATGCGTCTTGATACTACTTAAGTTATATAAGGTGAAACATTATGATGACTAAAGACGAACGTATACGATTCTATAAGTCTAAAGAATGGCAAACAACAAGAAAAAGAGTACTAGAAAGAGATAATTATGAATGTCAACAATGTAAGAGAGACGGCAAGTTAACGACATATGACAAAAGCAAACATAAGTCGTTGGATGTAGATCATATATTATCGCTAGAACATCATCCGGAGTTTGCTCATGACTTAAACAATTTAGAAACACTGTGTATTAAATGTCACAACAAAAAAAGAAAAGAGATTTATAAAAAAAGAAAATAAATGGAAAGACGAAAAATGGTAAATACCCCCGGGTCAAAAAAATCAAAAGCGATCAAAATACTTGGGGAACGGGCAGGGGCTCGACTTCGCGATAATTTTAAAAATCCATGTATAACCCCCCTCTTATAACCATTTTAAGGCAGGTGATGAAATGGAGATTATAGTTGATGAAAACTTAGTGCTTAAAGAAAAAAGAAAGGCTGCAAGTATTATATAAAGACATACCTAGCAATAAATTAAAAGTAGTTGATGGTTTAATTATTCAAGCAGCAAGGCTACGTGTAATGCTTGATTACATGTGGGAAGACATAAAAAGAAAAAAGGTGACTATGATTTATTTACTCAATCTGAAAAGGCGCCACCATATGAAAGGGAAAGACCAGTAGCCAAACTATTTAATGCTAGAGATGCTGCATATCAAAAAATAATCAAACAATTATCGGATTTATTGCCCGAAGAGAAAGAAGACACAGAAACGCCATCTGATGATTACCTATGATTAGTAATAAATACGTTGATGAATATATAAATTTGTGGAAACAAGGAAAGATAATTTTAAATAAAGAAAGAATTGATCTCTTTAATTATCTACAAAAACATATATATTCACGAGATGATGTATATTTTGATGAACAGAAAATCGAGGATTGTATCAAATTTATTGAAAAATGGTATTTTCCAACATTACCATTTCAAAGGTTTATCATAGCTAATATATTTCTTATAGATAAAAATACAGATGAAGCTTTCTTTACAGAATTTGCTATTTTCATGGGACGTGGAGGCGGGAAAAACGGTCTAATAAGTGCTATTAGTGATTTTCTTTCTACGCCCTTACACGGAGTTAAAGAATATCACATCTCCATTGTTGCTAATAGTGAAGATCAAGCAAAAACATCGTTTGATGAAATCAGAACCGTTTTAATGGATAACAAACGAAATAAGACGGGTAAAACGCCAAAAGCTCCTTATGAAGTTAGTAAAGCAAAAATAATAAACCGTGCAACTAAATCGGTTATTCGATATAACACATCAAACACAAAAACCAAAGACGGTGGACGTGAGGGGTGTGTTATTTTTGATGAAATTCATTATTTCTTTGGTCCTGAAATGGTAAACGTCAAACGTGGTGGATTAGGTAAAAAGAAAAATAGAAGAACGTTTTATATAAGTACTGATGGTTTTGTTAGAGAGGGTTATATCGATGCAATGAAGCACAAAATTGCAAGTGTATTAAGTGGCAAGGTTAAAAATAGTAGATTGTTTGCTTTTTATTGTAAGTTAGATGATCCAAAAGAAGTTGATGACAGACAGACGTGGGAAAAGGCGAACCCAATGTTACATAAACCGTTATCAGAATACGCTAAAACACTGCTAAGTACGATTGAAGAAGAATATAACGATTTACCATTCAACCGTTCAAATAAGCCCGAATTCATGACTAAGCGAATGAATTTGCCTGAAGTTGACCTTGAAAAAGTAATAGCACCATGGAAAGAAATACTAGCGACTAATAGAGAGATACCAAATTTAGATAATCAAATGTGTATTGGTGGTTTAGACTTTGCAAACATTCGAGATTTTGCAAGTGTAGGGCTATTATTCCGAAAAAACGATGATTACATTTGGTTAGGACATTCGTTTGTAAGACAAGGGTTTTTGGATGATGTCAAATTAGAACCTCCTATTAAAGAATGGGAAAAAATGGGATTATTGACCATTGTCGATGATGATGTCATTGAAATTGAATATATAGTTGATTGGTTTTTAAAGGCTAGAGAAAAATATGGGCTTGAAAAAAGTCATAGCTGATAATTATAGAACTGATATTGTAAGACGTGCGTTTGAGGATGCTGGCATAAAACTTGAAGTACTTAGAAATCCAAAAGCAATACATGGATTACTTGCACCACGCATCGATACAATGTTTGCGAAACATAACGTAATATATGGAGACAATCCTTTGATGCGTTGGTTTACTAATAATGTTGCAGTAAAGGTTAAACCCGATGGTAATAAAGAATATATTAAAAAAGATGAAAATAGAAGAAAAACCGATGGGTTCATGGCTTTTGTTCACGCATTATATAGAGCAGACGATATAGTAGACAAAGACATGTCTAAAGCGCTTGATGCATTAATGAGTATAGATTTCTAATAGAGGAGGTGAGACATGAGTATTCTAGAAAAGATATTTAAAACTAGGAAAGATATAACATATATGCTTGATTTAGATATGATAGAAGATCTATCACAACAAGCGTATGTGAAACGTTTAGCGATTGATAGTTGTATTGAATTTGTTGCGCGAGCTGTCGCTCAAAGTCATTTTAAAGTATTGGAAGGTAATAGAATTCAAAAGAATGATGTTTACTACAAGTTAAATATAAAACCAAATACTGACTTATCAAGCGATAGTTTTTGGCAACAAGTTATATATAAACTAATTTATGATAACGAGGTTTTAATCGTAGTAAGTGACAGCAAAGAATTACTTATCGCAGATAGCTTTTACAGAGAAGAGTACGCTTTGTATGATGATATATTCAAAGATGTAACGGTTAAAGATTATACTTATCAACGTACTTTCACAATGCAAGAGGTCATATATTTAAAGTACAACAACAATAAAGTGACACACTTTGTAGAAAGTCTATTCGAAGATTACGGGAAAATATTCGGAAGAATGATAGGTGCACAATTAAAAAACTATCAAATAAGAGGGATTTTGAAATCTGCCTCTAGCGCATATGACGAAAAGAATATAGAAAAAATTACAAGCGTTCACAAATAAATTATTCAATACTTTTAATAAAAATCAACTAGCAATCGCGCCTTTGATAGAAGGTTTTGATTATGAGGAATTATCTAATGGTGGTAAGAATAGTAACATGCCTTTTTCTGAATTGAGTGAGCTAATGAGAGATGCAATAAAAAAATGTTGCGTTGATGATTGGTATACCTCCAGGTTTGATTTACGGAGAAACAGCTGATTTGGAAAAAAACACGCTTGTATTTGAGAAGTTCTGTTTAACACCTTTATTAAAAAAAGATTCAGAACGAATTAAACGCGAAACTCATAACACAAAGCATGTATTTGAAAGATACAAGAATAGAAATTGTCGGTGTGAATAAAAAAAGACCCACTTCAATATGCTGAAGCAATTGACAAACTTGTAAGTTCTGGTTCATTTACAAGGAATGAGGTGCGGATTATGTTAGGTGAAGAACCATCAGACAATCCTGAATTAGACGAATACCTGATTACTAAAAACTACGAAAAAGCTAACAGTGGTGAAAATGATGAAAAAGAAAAAGATGAAAACACTTTGAAAGGTGGTGATGAAGATGAAAGCGGAGATTAAAGGCGTCATCGTTTCCAACGAAGATAAATGGGTTTACGAAATGCTTGGTATGGATTCGACTTGTCCTAAAGATGTTTTAACACAACTAGAATTTAGTGATGAAGATGTTGATATTATAATTAACTCAAATGGTGGTAACCTAGTAGCTGGTAGTGAAATATATACACATTTAAGAGCTCATAAAGGCAAAGTGAATGTTCGTATCACAGCAATAGCAGCAAGTGCGGCATCGCTTATCGCAATGGCTGGTGACCACATCGAAATGAGTCCGGTTGCTAGAATGATGATTCACAATCCTTCAAGTATTGCGCAAGGAGAAGCGAAAGATCTAAATCATGCTGCAGAAACATTAGAACATGTTGGTCAAATAATGGCTGAGGCATATGCGGTTAGAGCTGGTAAAAACAAACAAGAACTTGTAGAAATGATGGCTAGGGAAACGTGGCTAAATGCTGATGAAGCCATTGAACAAGGTTTTGCGGATAGTAAAATGTTTGAAAACGACAATATGCAAATTGTAGCAAGCAATACACAAGTGTTATCGAAAGATGTATTAAATCGTGTAACAGCTTTGGTAAGTAAAACGCCAGAGGTTAACATTGATATTGACGCAATAGCAAATAAAGTAATTGAAAAAATAAATATGAAAGAAAAGGAATCAGAAATCGATGTTGCAGATAGTAAAGTATCAGCAAATGGATTTTCAAGATTCCTTTTTTAATACAAAAAATAGGAGGTCATAAAATGACTATAAATTTATCGGAAACATTCGCAAATGCGAAAAACGAATTTATTAATGCAGTAAACAACGGTGAACCGCAAGAAAGACAAAATGAATTGTACGGTGACATGATTAACCAACTATTTGAAGAAACTAAATTACAAGCAAAAGCAGAAGCTGAAAGAGTTTCTAGTTTACCTAAATCAGCACAATCTTTGAGTGCAAACCAAAGAAGTTTCTTCATGGATATCAATAAAAACGTTAACTATAAAGAAGAAAAACTTTTGCCAGAAGAAACAATTGATAGAATTTTTGAAGATTTGACGACGAATCATCCGTTATTAGCTGATTTAGGTATTAAAAACGCTGGTTTGCGTTTGAAGTTCTTAAAATCTGAAACTTCTGGCGTAGCCGTTTGGGGTAAAATCTATGGTGAAATTAAAGGTCAATTAGATGCTGCGTTCAGTGAAGAAACAGCAATTCAAAATAAATTGACAGCGTTTGTTGTTTTACCAAAAGATTTAAATGATTTTGGTCCTGCGTGGATTGAACGATTTGTTCGTGTTCAAATCGAAGAAGCATTTGCAGTGGCGCTTGAAACTGCGTTCTTAAAAGGTACTGGTAAAGACCAACCAATCGGCTTAAACCGTCAAGTACAAAAAGGTGTATCGGTAACTGAGGGTGCTTATCCAGAGAAAGAAGAACAAGGTACGCTTACATTTGCTAATCCGCGCGCTACGGTTAATGAATTGACGCAAGTGTTTAAATACCACTCAACTAACGAGAAAGGTAAATCAGTAGCGGTTAAAGGTAATGTAACAATGGTTGTTAATCCGTCCGAT